GCCGCTGTGGTATTGATGTCGAGATCGACGATTAGGTTATTATTGATGATTGTATTTCCAGTGGTTGCGCCTATCTCTGTTGTCGTGGCCGCACCAGCGAAATTTACCGTGGTAGCTGTGGTATTAAAAACATTGACTGTGGTTGCTGTGCTGATGATATCACCGCCGGTCAATATCGCATCACGCATCTTTATGTCAGAAAAATCTGCCACGGTAACTGAACCACCCGATGATCCATCGGCTACAGTGGTTATGGCTTGGAATCTGTCATTGGTTTCGTCCCATAGGAATGCTGCATTATCAGATGAGCCGCGCTCTACTAAGATTCCCGAATCATTGCTGGGGGCGCCTGTTTCTCCCCTCGACAGAACTAAAACAGGATCCGCTATCAGCGTGTTTGTGGTATCAACCACAGTGGTAGTGCCTTGCACCGTCAAATTACCAACTATGGTCATGTTGCCTGAATAACTGATAGGATCTGAGAACAGTCCTCCAGTTATCGAACCTGGAACCAATTTAGCGCTAGCCACTAGTGTTGAATTAGTGACTTGATTGTTCTTGATCCTGGTTAAGTTAGACACCGCACTTCCTTGACTGTATGTTATATTTAACCACAAACAAGTTTTTACACAAATAGATATAATATTGGGTTATTTGGAATAATAATATCTTTTAACTTAGTGCTATAGATAATGCAGTAGCATCGTCTACCGTAGCTGCTAATACGCCTTCTATATATATGCGCTTGCTATAGACGTTATCATACATCAATGAATTTGACCCTAGATCATATGTGATGTTTGCTCCTGGTAAGATAGCAGCGTTTGTCACTGTCAATATTACATTACCATTTACAGTTGATGTGATGGTTTCCGCCGTATCGTTGACTGTTATAGACGTGTTTTCGTCACTTAGTGAAGTAAAGGAAACAGCGGAGCTTATTAATCTAACATCGATCACATCACCAGCAGCTGGAGCTTCAACAAAAGTAAGAGTGGTGCCGCTGACAGAATAGCTTTGCCCGGGTCTTTGGACCACACCGTTGATGCTTACCAGCGTGCCTGCTGATGTTCCGCTCTGGCTGAGGGTGTAATTGAGGGTGCTACCATCACCGTTGAATTCATCGCTCACCAAGGCAGAAACGGGCGTTATTTCTACCCAAGCTGTGCCATTGTAAAATTCAAAATTCCCACTGGTGGTGTTGACCCTGACATCACCAGCTACACCTGCTGGACGTTGTCCAGTGGTTCCTGCGGGAATAGTAAGGGCATTAGTGCCTTGCGTAATAACCTGTCCAGTTCCATTTGGATCCAGAATTATGTTGCCATTGGTGTTGGTGCTGCTGATGGTGTTGCCAGATATGCTGATGTTACCTAAGGAAATACCTGAACCTCCCGATCCAGTGACGCTTATTCCTGACACGAATAAGCTAGTGCCATCGAAAGTCAAGTCAGCTGAATCGATCAAAGTGCCATTAGTTCCAGAAAAAGTCACTCTCGTTGGAGTGAGGTAAGTCACTGCTACTTTACCCGTGCCGTCAGGCGTGAGATTGATGTTGCCGTTGCTGTCCCTGCTGCTGATTGTGTTGCCGTCTATCTTTATGTTGTCGATGTTAGCAAGCCCTGTCAATGACAAGCTGCTGCCATTGAAAGTGAGATTAGCGTCCGTGAGCAGCTCTTTGCTGGATCCAGAATAGAAAATCCTGCTAGCGATAGCTGTATCGATCAGGATGTTGCCCGTGCCATTGGGATCTAAATTTATGTTACCGTTGGTGATAGCATTAGTGATCGAATTGCCGCTGATCTGTATGTTCCCAGACAACAACGTCGTAACATTTGCTGAAGAGATCCCCACCGTGGTCCCATCGAACGTAAAATCTGAACTGGTCAGCAGAGCCTTGCCAGATCCTACATAAGCCACCCTGTTTGCGGTAGCGGTGTTGATGAGGATGTTTCCAGTGCCATTTGGCGCTAGGTTGATGTTTCCGTTGCTGTTGCTGCTGGCAATTGTGTTGGTGCTGATTTGTATGTTTGCTAGCTTGGTAGTACCATCCACGTGGAGATCAGCGGTAGGGACAGATTGATTTATACCAACCCTCATGTTGTTGACATCTAGATATACTAGATCGGTTTCAAATGCTAGATCTACACCCTGGCGGACGAGATTTTCTTTTAGCATGGGTCCGCCGATGCGGCCAAGGGTCATGGTAGCCTCCCAGCACCCGATCCCACGTGGGTGCGCCCCGGTTTATGGAATTATTTATAGAAATCAGCGATCTGTGCTATCAAAGCCGTGATACACTTCGACTGTTTGTCCTGCTGGTGGAGCAGAAGTAAAAGTGAGTGTCGTGCTCGAGATAGTGTAAGCCGTGCCGGGATTTTGATGGACGTTACCTACATAGACAGGCACGCCTTTCTCATCATTGGGAGTAGTGCTGAGAGTGTAAGCGATGGTGCTGCCATCACCTGTGAATTGATCTTTGGTTATGCTCAATGGGCCCCTACTGGTGACCTCCTTCCACCCGCTCTGATAAAACTCGAAGCGTCCTGTGTCGGTGTTCAATCTAAGCTGACCATTCACAGGGGTGGTGGGACGCTCAGCAGTAGATCCTGTTGGGATCCTTATGCCCGTGCTACCCGTCTTGATTTCTGTGTTCTTGGCTAACCTGCCCATGTCATATACCCGTGAAAGTTATAGTAGAGATCACAGAGTTAGTCACGTTTGCATTGGCAAAGATGAAATCTCCGTTGCCCAATATCAATCGCTCATTTTCTATCACGTAAGTGTCAGACGATGATATGCTGATATTCTTGTATATCAAGTTACTAGCACTCGCCGAACCACCGCTAGGTACTAGATTCAAGCTGACTAATATCGTGGTAGCGCTTTGATTGCAGAGATGAACCGTGCTTACCACAGTGTTTCCGCTGCTGGTATAGATCGCAGAGCCTGCTGATGTAACATTCGAATTGTTTATTGCCATCTGTCCTTACCTCATAATAAGGCCAAACGCGATGGCCCTCTTTTTGCTAGCTATCTCGCCTTGATCCACTGTGTTGACGAAAAAAATTCCACTGGTGCCCTCACCTGGGGTGGCAGCATAGAGCTTAGTTTTACTGGCCACGCTGCTGGGTGTGCTGCCTTGATGATCTATGGTAGCCACCGAACTTATGTTTATGCTGCCAGTGCCGTTGGCACTGAGGCTAAGATTAGCATTGGTAGCGTTGGCGATAATCGCACCGTTGCCCACAGAAACATTACCAACTGACAAAAGATTAGCTGCATCATCATATGTCAAGTTGGCTTCAGCGCCTAAAACACCGCCTGAATTATATTGGATCTGCCCGGGACTTCCTGCTGCTGACACCGTGCCAGAGCCTGTGATGATATCTAAATAAGTGCTGCCATCAGTGGTCAATTGCCATTTGCCAGTGGTTTCGTTCCATCTGAGATCGACATCTGGCAAGCTCCCCCTATCTATCACTATCTGAGCGGTGGGTCCAAGAGTGCTGACACCTGCTCCAGTCTCGCCTTTGTTAATAGTGATGGTGTTATCTGTGATGGTAGTGGTTATCGTATCTACAACCGTGTTGGAACCATTTACCTGCACGTTCCCGTCAAACACTATTGCGGGGGAACTAATGGTATAACTGTCGCTTACTCTCTTGATCTCTGCCATGGCTTGCTATTTATGTTGGGCATGAAATCACTTATCAGCTGGCTGGTATGATTAGCACACTGCATCCATTGAACAGGAATAATGCCATCTTCATTGGTCAAACGTATGAATCTCTGATGTGGATGCTCGTGGAATATCTGGGCTAGCTGTTTAACCCAATTTCCATAATAAGTCTCTTTGTCCTCGCTGCGCCTATAATTTTCAGTGCTAGAATATATATTGTTCTGCCGTCCATCTTTTCCTTGGAGATCAAAACCAACCAGATATATGGATTGATGTGCCGCTTCAGCAGCATATTTGACAGCTATTGGTCCGCTGCTAAATCCAAAATGATGTTTAATCAGCTGGCTACCTAGACTTTCTGTTGGTTGTCGGGTGTAGAATGTGTTGGTCAAGGCATAACCGCTGGCTTCTATCTCGGCTGTGATACCAGGATCAGTGGCTATCAAGATATCAGGGGTAAAGTCCCTATATAGAGCATTGCAGCCATAGACGCGGCCATGTTTCTTTAGATCCTCGATATTGAGGGCCAGACGAGATCTACCATTACCTATAACAAATCCAGGTTTCATCTTCAAGAAAAAGCTGCGTGCTATAGTAGCACGCAGCTTTGATCTTAGCAAATTATGTTTATGCTACTTGTACTGCTACTGTATCTGGATTAGTTGCTGTAGTAGCGCTAGTGCCGACCAAGAACTTGTTGTTTGAGAAATCATAAACATACTTGTTAGTGATCCTCTTAGCACGGAACTGTGATGAATCTGCCAAGGTGCAGGTGATGGTCATGGTATCAGCAGTGAGAGAACCATTGGCTAGGTTTGCTAGCGTGCATTTCTTGACTAATGCAGCCGTGCCTGTGCCAGATCCCACCGCTTTGGCTGTGAAGATCCCACCAACTGCTGCTGTGCCCTTAACGCCCATGGAATTCCAATCTGTCGTTCCTACGGTTAGTATCTGATAGATGCTACCTACTTCCACGCTTTCGTCAGCTATTGATGCGCCGTCAGTGACGAGAAACGCCCTAGAACCTCTGGCACGCAATATGCTACCTGTGGCTTCTGATGCTGAACCCAGCTTCACACGTGTCTGTATCTGGTTGCCTGAAAATGATGTCAGACCACCTTTGAGTTTGGTGCCATTAGCAAAGGCAGTGCCTTGTGCTGTGGTTTTTGCTACCCTGAATTTTGCCATTTTATTTCTCCTCGTGGGACGTTCTAGGTCCACCCGGCGGCTAAACCGAGAATCAGAATACTATCTGATTCCATATTTATAGCAAACAAACAAGATAACAAAACAAATTCACAGTCGATATCAAAACAAGCCATAAAGGAAGGGCGGATAATCCGCCCTTCCTAGTATTGACATCGCATCCTTTATTAGGAGAATGTGACGTTGCTTATGGCTATTTCTCCAAGGTAATCGCCAGCATTGCCGAGTGACGATGCTGTGTTGGTCAATTCCACATATCCGTACCTTGTCATGAAGCCAACGACTGGCTCGAAGGTTGATGGATCAAGCACGACGCCTGATGACATCAGTGGGATGTATGGGCAATAGAACGCTGCTGCGTCTGCTTCGCTTGCACCCTTGTAACCGACGAGCACTGCTGTGCTGTCTGGTGCATATGAATCCACATACACCTTCATCGCACCATTGAGCGTGCCAACGAACTTGGTGTTTGTTGGTGCTTCGAAGGTACCTTCTGTGGTGCGTGCGAAAGCCGAAGTCGTGGCTGACTGGAGGATGGTCAATGCTTCTGGTGAAACCACTGCAAAGTTACCAGCTCCACGACGTGTGCGGCTTGCGATCTTGTTAGCAACACGGTTAACGAGCACTGCGAGTGCAGCATGCTCATCACCAACGAATGTTGCTGTTCCGCTCACTGCTGCTTGGTTGAAGGTTTCTTCAGTTGCAGCGAGAGCGCGCAGGCTGTAAAGGATCTCTTGATCGATTTCAGCGGTTATCTCTTGTGCGAGAGCAGCCATGATTTCTGCTTCGACATCGAGGCCATGCATGCTCTGAGCGTCTTGAGCGGCTTCAAAGGTCCAGCGAGCTGATAGCTTGCGGGTCTTTGCTTCGACTGCTTGCTTGAGAATTTGCACGCTGATCTTGCGACCTGGTACGCCTTCTAAAGAGCTAGTTGAACCAGCTGCACCCGTGGTGCTGGTGACACCTGAGGCAGTGCCTGAATAGCCTTGCGCGATCTTGAACGGGCTGAGGGCTTCTTCACCGGCGGTTGTGTCGGTGCCTGGGCCGTTAGCTGGCGACGCAGATGATGTGAAATCTTCTGCATAGCGAACGCGTAAGGTATGTATCTGGCCAACTGGGCCAGTCATTGGCTGCACGCCGACGATTTCGTTGGCGATAACAGTTGGCATGACGCGCCGAATCACTGGAAGGATCACGCGGTTTAGTGTAGCGACGTTACCAGCAGCAGTAGCACCAGTTGTTGCAGCTTCTGACAGGTAACGCTTTGTGTTTTCGAGCACTGCACCCATGGTGCTGCGACGCGTTCCGGAGAGGCCCTCGAGCAGGGCGTCTTTGGTCTCGTCCCAACGGCTCTCAATTAGATTCTGAGTCATTGATACTTTTCCTTTTACTTCAATCCTGCCAAACGTCTGATTTCAACTATATTGCCCTTATCTTCAGTCGAATCTTGGGCTTTGGCTGCCCTGTCACCTGTGACCGCTGTCACAGATTCGTTGATGACCTTGCGGTCGGTTTTTGCTGTGTTGTTCATGACGGCTGGCAGATACTTTTGGAAAGCACCTTCTAGTTTTTCGGTCTGAACACTTTCTAGCAAGCTGACCATCACTGCACGCTTGTCAGCTGCGAGTGGCTTCAGCATTTCGTTGAGTTTGGTATCTCTTGCGATACCATCCTTGATCTGTGCGATCTCTTGGTCCTTGGACTCTGCGATGGCCTTCTTCTCGGCCACGTCCTTCTGCGCTTCAACCAGCTTGGTTTCAATGCTGCTCATCATGTTCTTGAGCTTGCGTATCTCAGCATGCTCGTTTAGATGGGTAGCAGCGAATTCGCTAGCGAATGCTTCGAACAGGCGCCTACCAAAATTGTTTTCACTTGCAACTTTGATGTCTTCCTTGAGCTGTCCAAGCTCTGCCTTTAGTGTGTTGGTGACTGTTGCCTCGACCAAATCCTTACCGCGAGCGATGAACTGCGCACGCAGTTCTGCTAGCTTTTCTTTGGCTTCTGACACAAGCTTAACTTTGGTGTTAATAAGGTCCTTCTTGTCCTCCGAGAATTCTTTGAGTTCTTCGGCGAGGGCACGCACGACGAACTTCTCAAGGCGGACCAGGCCAGCCTTTTGTGATTCACGGTCATTTACAAATTCGCTGATTTCCTTCTTGAGATTTTCATCCAAGAAAGATTGGAACTTGCCGGCTTTGTCCTGCATTTCTGCTGTGAACTTAGCACGATCTTCGACCAACTTTGCCTTTTCAGCTGCCACTTCAGTGATAACTGTTGTGAGGCTCTCTGTCACCATCTTGTCTAAGGCTTCAACCATCACGCTTTTATCGTGTTCGTAACGGATAGCAAATTCGGCGCGTAGCTCCGACTTCGCTTCATTAAGCTTAGAATTCCAAGCGTCTTCGATCTGAATCTTGGTTTCCTCGTTAATGATACCGCTATCGAGCAATGGTTTGATAGCTTCGAACATCTTTTTCTCCTGAATCATATTTTCAGTTCATTGATAAAGCGTGTCACTGCTTCAGTGACGTGCTTCTGTACACGCTTGTCTTCTTTTAGCTCCGCAGCCATCTCAAGCGTCCTATGGCCATAGCGCATGTTCAGCAGGCTCTCATAGATCACCTTTGGATATGCGTTAGGAGCGGAAGGTTGTGCGACCACGTCCACGGTAACGATATTGAAATCGCTGACCTGTCCGTTGGCATCATCGACATTACCCTCACCACGGCTGCTGACGCCTAGCTTCACGCCAGACTCTAGCATGGTGCGGACCAGTGTTCCCATCGGCGTTGGCAGTATCTTCAGCTTGCCGAATCCGTTTGGACCGTCCATCCACATCTCTGTGATCATGTGGCTGACGCGGTCGAGGTTGATGCGCAGGTTGGTAGGATGATCCACTTCACCTAGCACGCTGTAACCACCCGTGATCTGCTCATTGATGGTCTTGACTGCCTTGGAGATCTCAGAGACGGGGTAAGTGCGCATGTTAGCGTTTTCCCTACCGCCCTGGATGCAGATGCCCTTCATATAGAGATCCTTGCCATCGCTGCTACCTTCGGTAACTATGCGGGCCTGATCATATGATAGTGTTTCTATCAAGAAAGGCTTCATCTACGTTCCTTATATTGCGCTCTTGGTGTTAGTGCCACCAGCTTCGCTGCTTACTGGAGCTTTGGCTTTGCTGTAAGCATCGCCAGCCTTAGCACCTGGAACATTCTCGTAGCTACCGCTGTGAGGCATATTATCTAACTTTGCTGCTTTGGGTGCTGCGTTACCATCTGGGTTGCTGTTTCCGCCAGTGCTGATGTTGGCTTTGCCGCCCATATCGTTGGCGCTAGCCACAGGTGAATCGCTGTTTACATCTGATTCAGCTTTGACTGGAGCTGGTGCTTTTTCTACATATTCCCGCACCATGCCTTCTTTTGGCATCATATCATCCGCTTTTTCGGCGTGGCTTTTTGTTTCGTCTGCCATGAGCTTGTCAAACTCAGCTTTGAGTTCGTCAAGTGCTGCTTCGAGATCTACTACACGATCTTCTATCTCTTCGTCATCTGCTGCACCATCTTCAGGGTCCATGTCTCCTGAATCCATGTCTCCTGAATCCATGTCTCCTGAATCCATTTCCTTGCCGGCATCTTTCATATCCATGCCAGCTTCGTCAGCTTCGATGTCATTCATCATATCATCAGCAGCGTCGCCACCGATCTCATCTACTATCGACTCTTCTACGCCTTCACCCATTTCTCCAGATTCTTCAGAGACGAGATCTGTGTAGATCTGGCGGCTCTTTTCCACCACGATATCGTGGAACAGCTCGCGAGCTGCTTCTTCATTGTCATTGAGGATGTGCTCAATGAGCGTTTCAAACTTGGATTTCATGTCGAATATCTCCTAATATCCCGCAGGATCTGTGTATATTTAATGATAAGGGGAGATATGATGTTTTTATTGGTTGATTTTGATCAAAACAACCACATGCGGTTAGTTATGCCAAAGAAAAAATTTTTAACAGATACTTTTTATAACATGCTTCCTTGTTGTGGCGCGGCATTGTACATCTGCTGTACTAGTTGGACCTCTTTGCTATGTTCCAAAGCCCTCATGTCGTTCATCTTACGAAGTTTGTTTATATGTGCCAGAGTCAGCTTGGTTTTGCGTGTGTCAGTGTAATCGAGCTGGCTGCTATCCTGCGACAGGTCTTGATATTCCATAGGGTAAAATCTAAACATCTCCAACAATCGCATGCCAGCCTCCTTCACTTATTTAAGCCGTAGGCGCGGTTCCAGGTAGCGGCGGGGCTGCTGCTGCTCCTGTCGCCGGGGCAGCACCT